CCAGAGGTTCAGCCCCCTGTTAGCCCAATCCAAGAACAGCAGATTTAAAGAACGACGAGCAGAAGTCAGCTGATAACCTGCTGTCATCCGCATTCCACAACGCTCGAACGCCTCTTCTACGAGGTCGTCAATCGCCAGATTAAAGTCTGTTGTTCCTGACGTGGCCATTATTTACACATTCCGCCCTTACGATAGCCTTTGATCATGCCACCACTCTTTTTCTTCTTAACTCTTCTCTGAGCAGGAGTGAGCATTGCCCTCTCTTTATTAGAGATAGTTCCCATGGCCTTAGGTCCCTTCTTCTTAGCACCTTTCATAGCGCCTTTACCTAAGCGGCCCTGAAGAACATCAGCCATAGAAACCTTTCCGTCTTTGTTAAGATCAGGAAAGCCTTTCTTTTTCTTCTTTTTGACATCACCGCCTTTAGCCATCATTACAGGACCAGTGGTCTTACTGGTCTCTTTGATAACCTTGTTGCGAGGGCCTGAACCTACACATCCACCACCACGGGTGGCCATACCCATTCCACGACCTGCCATATCTCACCTCACCTTTCGATGTCTTTTGACCTTCTTTGCCACCTTTTTAGGTTGCGAAGAAAACTGTTTACCTTTGGCAGTGTCCGCCCGCTTTTTACGGGAGGTCGCTGCATACTCTTTACTGCTTAGTGACTTAATCGCCTTTTCTGGCAGATACCGCTCGCCTGTGGCTTTAGAGCCTTGCGTCGATGGCTTTCCTGATTTGGTTCGCCATTTCTGCTTGGTCCAAGATTTAAGTGACTTTTGGGACTTCTTAAGTGCCATCAGTCTCTGTAACCTCCGCCTTTGGCCTTATACTCTTTAGCGAGCATCTGAGCTTTACGCGCTGACCACTGACCGGGCTTTCCGCCTTTTCCACCTGCTTTTATGCGCTCAAACATTTGTTTACGCATAGTAGGCTTGGTGTAATTACCTGCTTTATTGACTGAAGACTTTTTAACTGCGCCTCCAGCGGCCTTTCTGACCACCTTCTTCTTTGCAGTCTTTTTCTTCATCTACATCTCCAGCGTTTCCTAGCCTGCCTTAATCGACTGTTCGGGTCTTTAGCTGCTTTTGGAAACTTCTTCATTTGCCCCTCAGATCGCGCACAAAATGATTTCCGACGCTTTGCGCGTGATTTTGAGGGGCTCTTCTCTGTGACAGCTGTCTGCAATTTACTGCCGGGATTGGCTTTTCGATAGGCTTTTACGCCCTTCTTCGTCATGCCTGCCCCCTTCTTTGTCGCGCGAAAATTGCCCGACTTTACAGAGGTTTTAATTCCCATGCCCTTCTTGCTTTTTGCTGGCATTACTGAGGATCACCTCCTTCAAAAAACAGGGTTACGCTGGTGATATTCACGTCGTTAACATCAACATAGATACCCGACTCAAACAAAATTCCCATGTCTGGGATAAATAAGTCACTAGCTCCTGCTACCGCTGGAGTGTTAACCGTCAGCAATGCGGTCCCTCCAGAGGTGGTGCCGTCCTTTAGCGCAAAAGAAGATGCTGTAGCAGTATTAGTAAAGTAAACGCCCACTAGCCGTGAACGCCCTACTACCGCTGAAGCATCAGCTGTCTTGGTGACGGATTTGATGTTACTGAAACTCATGGGTCACCCCCTTAATTAGGATGGGGTTACAGTAGCAGAACCGTCGGCAACCGCCCAATTCGATGTAGCGTCCGCGCCCAAAGCAACCATAATACGAGAGTTAGTAGTGTCTAGAACGATAGTGCCAGCTACTTTGTTTGCGGTGTTAATTGCGTCGGCTGCGTCTGCAATCGCTGTTGCTGCTACCGCATTAATTTGCACATACGCGCTTGTAGCGGCAACTCCGCCTGTTACGTTGCCTGTTACGTTGCCTGTTATGTCGCCTGTTATGTCGCCTGTTACAGCGCCTACAAATCCGTTAGTGGATGTGACAGGACCAGAAAAAGTGGTATTAGCCATTATGAGAACCTCACATGCGAGTTAATTTGGGGTATACCTGTCTGCATGTCGTCAGCCGGGACTGTCAGGTATACCGGATGACCCCGGTAAAACAATATCGTATAGAAAAAGAAAGGGGCCTACAAGGGGGGTGTGAACATCTTTTTGGTGTAGTTGTCATGCAAATTGCGTACCCACCAGAAGAACATTTCTTCTGACAAGACGTTTTTCATATAGTTCACGCGCATCGCAACTAGCTGTATGTTTTCCGGTAGGTAGGGGCCACTGGGGTTTATGCGGTCTATAGAGGCATTAAACTCGCCTTTCTTGCCGTCTCCGTAACCACCAGATTGATGAAAAGTAAGTGGAACTCCAGACAAAGCGCACCGTCCGTCTTGTTTTTTCCATAAAGACATCACATCTTCGAGGGTAATTTGGAAACTTATGCCTTCGTGAGTCCGTTGTTTTCTGAGGTTGAGTAGGCGTACTTTTAAGTAGGCTTCGGGGGATTCAGAGTGTTGTTGAGATCGTCTAACGCTTACGCAGGTTCTGCAATCTCTGCGAAATATATTAGCTCTAGTCTCTTCAAACTCACTAAGAGGCAACTTTTCCCTGCAAGATTTGCACGTCCTGCTTCTTTTGCTTCTACTAGCCATGACATTTGCACAAAAGAAAAAAGGGGGCCTAAGCCCCCTTTTTCCCTGTACCTTTATTGGTTTACGGAGTACCCGGTGAACCAAAGATACCACGTGGATCGCTAAAGCCGAAACTGTAACGCTCACGTGCTTTGTAGCGAACATTTCCAGTCTCGAAGTCTCCCTCAAAACCAGTCTTGATAGCTACACGCTGGAACATCTTCATGCCGTTAGGCGCGTCAGTCATGATGAAGAAGGCATCAGGGTCAGTCAGGTAGTGATTTACCGTGTAACCTTGAGGAACCATTCCCATGTTGCGGACTGCGTTGATGTCGTTATCTGCTGTACCTACACGCAGAGTAGACTTCAAGATGCGGTCAGCGGTGAACTGAAGCTCCTTAGGAATGACGAGCTTGGTGCCTTGAACAGCAATCTTCAGGCCGCGCTCATCAGTAAAAGCAGCAATGTCGATCAGGGCCTGTTCCAAGGAAGTTTCGGAAAGGTCCGCCGCAGTAGCCAGCTCGTTTGCCAGATCAGGACCGCTAAGGGTTGGGTGATCTGTCGCACAAAGAGGCTTGCCGTCGCCACCAATAGAGGTAGTGAACGCATTGTTCAGGATGGCAGCTGCCTTGATTTGCTTGGTTTGCGCCATTGAACGAGCAAGTGCCTTGGTGTAACGGCCAGCGAGTTTGTCATAGAGGTTATCCTCAATGGCTTCCTCGGTAAGGCTGAACGCCAGAGCTACTGTCTCGTGAGTGTAGCGCGCTGTGTAGACTTCTTGCGCTTGGTCGTAAGCAACGCCCGCGCCTTCTGCCTTAGTAGGTGCCTCACCGAACCCGGAAAGCATCACCTCTTCTTCAAATGCACGGTCTGAAGACTCAGTTGAGTAAACTTCTGCGTGCTCGTTTTCATAAGAACTATATTCCAGACCAAACAGAGCGTTCAGACCGGGCTCCAGTTCTTTTACGAGTTGTGAACGTGAAATCGCCATGGTCAGTTACTCCTTATTGGCCAGCAACGCCTGCACTACCGTACAGGTGCTCGTTGATCTTAACCACAACGACAGCGTTAGCGCCCACAGCATTGCCGGGAACATCCCAAAGACCTACGATCTTCAGGTTCAACGCAGCAGTTGTAGCAATTGAACTGGTATCGAGCTCGTTAGCAGAAACACCAGTAGTGGTGCTACCTGTGCCAACGACGATATCAGCGTTCTTGCCATAATCAGCAGCAGTTGAAGTGCCGTCGTTCTGAATGATGAACAGTTGATTTGGATCGTCAATCACCTCAGCAGTAATTTTGCCTTGAGTGATGTTGACAGAACCGGGGTAGTAGTTAGACCAAGTAGGCTTACCCGTGGTTGGATCAATGTAGTTACAACCATTGAACACGCCTACCGCTGCACTGTGAGATGCGGGGTCAAACTGCAAGATGTAGCCATCTTTCAAGGTAACAAGGTCACCCTGATAAATAGCACCTGCTTGGTTATCTGCGATCTCGTAACCATATTGCTTCTGTGAGCCAGAAGCAGACAGGTTACCAAGAGGACGCAAACCAAATGCTTTGTCTACGTTTGCCATGATAAATGTCCTTTAACAAAGTAAAAAGTTAGTCGTTAGACCTGTTAGGTCCTCCGACACTTACTTTTGACTGCCTTTCAGGAGCATTGATCTTCATGGAACTATGCGAGTTAGTCTTCATGAGATCATTGTCAGCAGCCCTGATTTGATCATGGGTGCGAGATTGATAATATGCGCGGCGCTCTTCTGCGGTCTCCTCGGGGATACGAGCCAGAACAACGTCTCCTACTCCAATTACGCCAGCATGCTTGCCGTCCTCAACAGAACTGCCCTGAAACTCAGGGTATTCGTCGGCTCTCACAAGCTCATAGCCTTCACGCATTTTTGCAGTGACATTCATTCTGTCATCGGACCCTGCGGTTTCCCTTCTTATCCAACGGTGCTTATAGCCTGCTGGAGCTTCAGGAGCATCGAGCCGTGACGGTGGTGCCCATGGTTTGCGACGCGCAGTGGTTTCTCTGGTTTCAGAGTCACGCTTGCTGCGAGACAGCTTTGGAACTGATGGTTTGTCGCTCATGTTTTCACCTCTTCACATATTTCGCATATTCTTCAAGTGGCACCCCTAGTTTTTTCGCTATTGCAACCTCACTAGGTTTCAACTTGATCGTGCGGCGTGCTGAACTATTAACCCCAGATGACCGGGTAGCAGGAGCAACCGTCTGCACGGGTCGGGCGCTCCTGTTTGTTTGGGCAGGCTCCTCTTGTTGAGTCTGGAATGCCTGTGGAAAGAGGGAACTCATCCTCCTATCTATCTCATCATAGTATTCATCTGATGATGGGTCAAATCCTTCGTTTTTAACCAACTCCATGTGAATCCCTTGCACAGTGTTAGTCATTACGATGTTTTTACCAAACCAAGGATTACGTTCTGCCCAATCTTCTGCTTTCTCGTCTACCTGAGCAATAGGTTGAGATAGCTCTTCAGGCATACGCTGAGGCTCTTGAGCTGGCGCACTTCGTGCTTGTAGCTCTGCTTGTTCAACATTGTTCTTTTCCCAAAGGGCTTGGGTAAGTCTTTGTTGTGCCTCGGTTTCTGTCTCAAAATCGCCTTCTTCCTTAGCCTTCTTGATGACACTCTTTAGACTTAATATCTGCGTATCGATTCGACCCTTAGCTTCTCCCATACGCTGTGTATTGGTCTGAGCGTATTGTTTTTGAAGCTCCTCATTGGTCTGCTGGACGCTTTTAGCGTACTCAATTGCAGCCTCTTCACGGCGCTGATGCTCTCTAAGCCGAGCGGTGAGTTTGTCTATTCGCTTTTTAACTTTTTCCGAATAGTTGTCTAACTCATCACTGTCAGGAGCAGCCTGCTTCTCTTCCGGCTTCTCCTCTTCTTCAACTTCAGGCTTCTCTTCTTCAACGAGTTTGGCTTCCGTACCATCCTCGTTCATGTCGACTGTAGCCTCTTGTTCGTTTTCACCAATATCAAACTCAAGCTCGTCTTGCTTATTCTCTTGACCCATCCCGTTCTCCTTACATGTGCAGAATGTCTTCTGGGTCATTCACGATTCCCAGAATTTCATCATCGTTTAGAAGACGTATTTCCCCGCCATCTATCTGAATACGTGACCCCGCATATCTGCCGAAAATCACCCAATCGCCCTCCTTGCACCACGGGCCATGGGGGAACTTTGACTCATCAGCGTAGGCCAGATCGCCTGTTTTCAGGACATAGCCTACGTTTGTAGCCAATTCAGTTCGTTTTTTAGTTTCTTCAGCAAAAAGAATCCCGCCTTTTGTCGACTTGGCTCCTCTGTACGGCAGAATAGCCAGCCTCCATCCAGTAGGCTTGGGGATCATGTCGATAACACTAGCGGCCAACCTCTCTTCATCGACCTTACCGTCATCCGTGTAGGCTTGATCAAGACCAGACTTTTTCACAGTCTTTTCTTGCTGCCACCTTTCCTCTAGTGCTGTCAGCTTCTTCTCAGATTCCATATAGGCTCCTGTGTTGGGGTTAATCGTCGCTATACTTCTTCAGCTCTTCGCGGACAATACTGTCCACCAAACGAATACCTTCCAACCTGCCCATAAGGAAACGATACCGTTCCATATCGGTTACAGTTCCATTCAAGACAATCGCTTCTGTGTCCTTTTCTAGCTTTCTAATGTCTTTAAGAACGCGCTCGGCGAACTCTAGCATGGTCGTTTTTCCATGTGAGCAGACGGTTTAATGCCACCGTCTGGAAGGCCTTTAGTATATCTTTACGGGTTTGTTGCCGTCTTTTTTCTTAACAGTCATTATCGCGCCGCCTTTACTTTTCTTTACAGGCTTTTTGCGCGACTTACCCGCTTTACTCAGAGCTATTGCAACCGCTTGTTTTTGAGCCGCTTTTTTGCTCTTTGGTTTACTGGTGCCTATCTTACCCTTTTTTTCGTAAGTTTTAACCAGTTCACCTACATTTTTTCTGATTGTTTTACGGCTACTGCCTTTTTTTAACGGCATTTTATTATCCTTTCGGGGCGTAAATACGTTCTCGAGCCACTTGAGCGCGTTGATCCGCGATCTTTTCTTGCGAATCTATGCGATCTTGACTGGCCTCTGCATTCTGCTGAATACGCATCTGCTCGTTAGCAAGACTCTGCTGCTTAAGTTGTGCATCCATCTGGTCCTTAGCCGCACGCTGCTGGAGCTCCTGCTCCTTAAGCTGGACCACAGGATCAGGTGCCGCTTGGCCTTGACCAGAGAGCTCTGCCTGCATTTGCTTGGCTTCCATCATGTATTGAGAAACCTTAATCGCAACTAACGCTTCACGCTGCATGTCAGAAACCATGCGGTCTGGATCGTTACCGTACTCTTGGAACAGCTCCGCCTCAGCATCCTCTTCCGCCTTGATCTTAACGTGGTCCAGCACGTGCTTCTGTAGTTCTGAAGCAGCCAGAGGGTTGGCTTGTATCAAGGGGGACATTCCCATCATCAGATGAGACGCAATATGAGCATCGTGCTGCTGACCTGCGTAAACCTTAAGCTGCTTGCCATCCACGGCATCAATGTTCTCGCTGGCTGGGTCCTTAGGCATCTGATTGGTCTGGACCTTCAGGATACCGTCGATGTCCCGCACGTTCATCGCCTGATACACTCGATAGTACGCTTCGTACATGTTGTGCATCTGAGGCGCGCTCTGAGCCAACTGAAGCTGGGTCTGAGCTAACGTAATACGCTGGGCAGCAGAAAATATGTTTGGATCGGCCACAGGGAGGACCGAGACCATATTGTCAAAGTCAGCCCTTTTAACGCTGCGGCAAGCTCCCGGCACGTCATACGGGTACTCATCCGGCAGATATTCGCCGAATCCCTTGAACAACATCTCAAATTCTTGCGTCTGGGCGTAATACAGGCGCTTGTGTATGGCCGACATGACCATAGAACCACGTTCCAGCAGAGCGATTGTGGTGCCCACAGCGGCCTGTTGGTTGCCGTCCCCTACCTGCATGTCCGCAATGCTTGCAAGGCGCTTACCGGCGTCCACAGTGAACCCTAGAAGGGCAAATAGCGTCTGGCTTGGCTCTTTGTACGGGAGAGGGAGCAGTGAGCTGCTTAATTCAGCGCCACCGGCGTCAATATCCCGCCATTCGCCGGGCTGTATGGGCTCATCGTCGGCTGCAATACGCGCTCCCTTGGCTTTAAAGCCCGCAGGAAGGTTAGAAAGCGTGCCTGCGTCAATTAGTTGACGCAATGCAGCGGTTGCAGTCTTAGAAAGGCCTCCAATTAGGTGTACGAAGCCTAATCCGTAAGCTCCGGGCCCTTCTACGAGCACATAATGCACAAAACATTCCCGCCGACACTTATATTCGTCGTCTTCTTTCCAATTTCGACGTACTGAGACTATTTGTCCGGTACTTTCGTCCATGGTTACGACGTAAGGCAACTTAATTCCAGTCGCATTGCCCCTTTCATCAGCGTCTTCATAGCCGTCAATGTCTAAATCGACGTGAAATTCCAACAAAAAGAGCTCTTCCGGCTCTCCAGTTGCTTGAATTCCGGTAATTCTGTCAATCGTTGCGCTAATTTGATCGTTATTGCTGCCTGATTCGTCAGGTTCCAGCTTAATATCAAGGTATTCACCCGCAATTACGCGCTTTTTGAACTCATTTGAGTCCATTGCAATGCGGTGAGTGATGCGACGGCACTCAGAAATGACGCTAGAACCGTTGTACGGGATGTAAAGATCGTCAGGAAGCACCACTCGGCTGACCATTCGGCCCAGAGGGTAGTCGTAATAGACCTTTTTGAAGGTCGAGCCACCGTATCCTGTGTAAAACAGCAGCTGATCGAACTCCGGCGTGTACTCTTTCATCACCGAAGTTATCTGGTAGTTCATAAAGTCTTGAACTCTAGTGGCCTGTTGGACCTTATCCAAGGTCTCTTTGCCTAGAGTCTGGGTCCTGACAGGGCCACCAGCGGGCATGAGCTCTTTAAACGCCTGTGCTTGGAACTGCACAATGGCTTCGGTCAGCATTGGGTGGACTGTGCCAGTTGCACCACGGAATGGCCTAGTGCGTTCGTCCATCTTCAGGCCAAGTAAATCAAGGCCTTTAGCGTAAGTGTCTTCCCAATCACTTCTTGAGGACTTATCCGCCTCAAAGAAAGTCATCAGGTTCAGGGAAATAAGGTCCAGCTCCTGCGGATCAATCTCATCAGCAAGATTGTCGTAAAAACCGTTTTCTCTCTCTTCCTCGATCTCAATCTCAATGGAGCCGTCATCCTCAAGCTCAATCTCGATTTCTGGACCTTCTATCTCAACCTCCACCATTTCACTGACAGGGGCTAGATTTACGACTTTATCTATAGGCATGGTGCTGTCCTACAAGTTTTGTGTCATTATACACACAACACGTGCTGTATTGCGCTCCTACTCCCATTTATCGTATAATCTAATAGTATAGGAAGAAAGGAGAAACACATGTCAAAAGTTACTGACTACTTTAGCTGGCAGGATGGTCCCGCTGTTGTAGCCGAAAATATTAATGACCCAAGTATATCCCGTGGTTACTACATTGCTTTCGACGGGAAAGAATGGTCTACCGCTAATGGCGCTCAGGTATTTGACTTTTTCAAAGACGGCGAGCCCATGAAAAAAGCCACGTTTGAAGAACGCTTCGGGTCTATCGGTCAAGATTTACCCTCTTTACCTGCTACATAGCCGCCCTTAGCAAACTTCTCTACAAGACTGTTCGTGATCTCAGGATCAATATTCTTGGCTGCTTCATTGTAAAGTCTTTCTTGCTCTGCCCGAACTTGCCGTAATTTCTCAAGTTCGCTGCTAGGCATATCCGTTTCAGACTTGTACTTCTCAAAGAAACTACGCTCTTGCTCATATAGCTTGTGGCCAAAGGTATCCTTAGCCTCCAGCATTTCTGGCGTAGTTAGCTGTATTTCGGCTGTTAACCTCTCGCCATCAGGTGAGGTGTACTGCACATTTAACTTACGGTCAAAATATCCGCTTCCCGGAACTCTTTGCCAGCCCCCGTCAATAGTAGGCATTTTATCTGTTATTAAACGAGCAATTTCATCCGACTGAGCTTTAGTGGTAACTACAATCGTAGATCGGATTGGATCAGGAATATCTACGGCTGTACCGCCCTTTCTTGATAGTTTGGCGTCTATGCTTTCAACCGTTTTAACTGGACCCGCAACATACCTGCCGCCCACCGCATCAGATATCTCCTTCATCTCTGTCTGGAAAGCAGGGTCTGCGCGTGTTGCCATTTCAAACAGTTTTTGTGAGCTAGTCGCATCCGACTGGTGAGATTGATTAAATTCAGCCTCAATCCGACGGATTTCTTCAACCGGAACGCCTTCCTCATATCGCATCGTGCCAATATTAAAAGCCTCTCCTGCTCTTGGCATCCTGCCTCTGGCCCCAGCCATTACAGCCTTCTTGCCCCCACGGGCAAACATTCCAAGCAAGGGAATCGCGCCCGCCATGGAAACAGCAGACAACTGGCGAAGCATCTTGGCAGACTCAGTGTCCCCCGCAGCTTCAGCCCTGTCTGCTTGTTC